GCCGGACCCAGGGACGGACACAAGGACGGACACAAGGACGGACACAAGGACGGACACAAGGACGGACACAAGGACGGACCAAAGGACGGACCAAGGGACGGACCAAAGGACGGACCAAGGGACGGACACAAAAGAAAAGCCGCTCCAAGGGGAATCCCAAGGGCGGCCTGTGTGTTGGCTTGTGGTGGCGCTTAGGCTAAAACTAATTTAATCAGGAAATACCAGCAAATTGCAAAGGCCAGGGCGAGTAGGATTTCAGCTTTCATCGTTCATTTCATGGATTCTCCGGCCCTCCCTAATGAGAGCCTCCGCGAAATCCTCATGTATGCCTTTATCGCGAGCAAATGCCCAAACAGTTATATAATCATTAAACCACTCGGAATAGCTGTCAAATGCAAGCTTTGCCAAAGGGAAGTGATCAATAATAATTTTCCCGTCTTTAGAAAGTTGAAGTTCTTTTTTCATTTTCAATATTTAATTCTAAGCTGCGTTTCCATTCGATTTCATCCTCGTGTGAAGATTGTTCAAGGCGGCCATAGATGACCAGCCCAGCGATCATCCATGCTAGGAAGATACATTCTTTTTTATTCAGTTTCATTTTTCTTTTTTTAGTGTTGAGGGTAAAGGATCAAATTCACGTCACCACGCGCACACAAAGTACACTGTCCACATTTAACAGGATTATCACGCCTGAGGATAGTTGACGCAATAGCAGGACAAACACGCGCTTTCCCTTTGCTTTTCCGGGCAAGCTTTTGCGCATTTACGAGCCTTTCGCGCTTGTTCTCTCCCTTGTAAACAATCCTGGATGCTGGCGAGTTTTCCGCGAGTGTTTCATTTGCTCGCCTATCAGACTGACACGATTCCCGAACGACAAGCGAAAGATCGAACGCGACAGCAATAGCGCGAAACCTTTCGGCTTTCTCCTTTGTCTCTACTGGGAAATGCACGGGCACGCCGGAAGGAAAAGAGCGCACTAGATCGGCAAAAGCTTGCATCTCAACACCCGTTAAACGCCTATTAGGGACACTTCCGAATGTTGAGAAACGAATCCAGGGGATTGCTTTCCCTTTGCTTTCTAGTCTTTCGATTTGGTTTCGGTATTCAAGACAAACCTTTGCGAAACCGTGCTTCCTTTTCCTTTCTCCGCTTGTTTGAATACTTGGCTTCATCTTTTCGGTGTGTACCGCGTAACATACGCCAAGCTTCAACGCCTCGCATTTCGTGGAGCAATTGATTCCCCCTGACTCTCCAAAATTAAGAGAGATTGCACCTTGGACCGCTTTTGAAAAGGAGCCTAGGGAAGGTTTCCATGCTGGTTTTTTAGTTGTTGTTTTCATCGTATTAGAAAAATTCAACTAGGTAATCAGGCTCTAAACCGAAATAATCTAAGCAAATTTCCTCTGCTAAATCAAATGCGCCATTGCTAACATATTCCTCAAATTGCTCGCGAGCTTCCGAAATGAGACTTTCCGCTTCCGTGGCTGTCAACCCGTCGCGCTTCATTAAAACTTGTTTAATGGATCTCATGACTATTCTCCGCCCCTTTCAAGTAAGGATTCGATGCGATCAAACACGCGATTCATTTCGACGGTGCTAGGATCAATAACAGCAGCGTCTATGTCTTCACGATTAGCGTGAGTAAACGCCGTGCCGCGTCCGGTGTTGATAACAACTACCAAGCGCGTTCCGTTGGTGGTCATTTGGCGACCATTGACGGTCACCGGGATGCCCGTTGCGAGGGCTTGTCTTATTTCGTTTTCTTTTGTCATAATCAAAACGGAGTGGTTATTAACTCCCCAAAATCCCCCTGACGATTGCCGCCAAGAGGGATTGAAGGGAACTAACACGCTAGTGAGTGCGGAGATATTGGATCGCGTCTCGAATAGCTTCATTCCTTCGCGAAATGTCGCGGACTGAATTAACGTTGATTACCTCGCGCGAGATCTCCATGAGATAACCGGAAGGATTGTCAATCTCGCCGGACTTGTAGCGTTCTAAGGTTGTTAATCCGGTATTATTGCGATGCGTCAAGAGGGCTTGAGCGTCCTTCATTCCGTAATACAGCTTCATGATCGCTTGTTGGGCTTCTTTTTGGGTCATGACTAAATCTACTTCTGGATTGTGATTGAATTGGAAGTGACAGTGAGCGATACCTTATCACCCGTGGATGCGTGGAGCGTGGAGGCGAGCTTGTCGGTATTGGTGTCAATGATCGGCCTTGCTTCCGTGCCAGCGACTTTTCGCGCTCCGTTAGGATTCTTGATGTAGCGCAAAACGCCGTCGAGCCAAATAACATCAAAGGAATCGCCGCGATTCCAATTGGACTCTGAAAGGATGTTTCCTTCCAACCAAAGGCGCGTCTTGCCGCGATTGGCTCCCAGTTTTCTTTGTGCGGTGGTTGGTGGCATCTCGATGGCCTTTTGAAATAGCGGCGAGATGGTGGCTTGGTACGCTTGAATGGTCTTCAAGAGACTATGCGTTGATTCGGTCATTTGTCGTTTTTTCATCATTTTAATGGGAGCTTTTGTTTGCTTACTCCATTGAATCCCCCGCGATAATCGCGAGGAATTCTAGGAATTAACACTCTATCTAGTAGCCTAGCCAGTTGAGGACTTCCTCCCCCGTGTATGTCTCGCGCTTTCCAAGGTCCGCGTGGAACTCTTCAAGGTCAATCACTCCGTGCTGCTTAAGCTGGTAAAGAGCTTGGGAATGCGTGATGGTTTCTTGGCGGTAGTCGTTTTCGGTCATGGGTGAACACTAACCGCTTCCCCTTATGTTTGTCTAGTGTTTTATTTAAGTTTTTACACGGATGTATGACAGGTTGGTTTAAAGTGTTGACTTTAAGCGTGTTACGAGCGTATCGAATATTTCAAAGGGGGGCTAACGACAAAAACAAGCGGAAATGCACAAAAACCAGGAAAAGCGACAATTTCGATTGTGGGTTCCCCTTGGTCAATAACACTCCCCCCCTAGTCATCCAATCGATGCAAAGACTTTCTTTATGTCTCTACCGTGGACTATATGACAAGGCATTACGCCAGCAATCCCCAGCACGATACCCCCCCTATCAAAAAGCGCGTCAATCGGTAGTTACAATGTCTTTACTGGGAGGGTCGCGGGGGTAACTTACGCGGCGCTGTCTATATATACCCCTTCAGATTTTTGTAACAAAACTATTCCGGCTCCTCATTGTCTTCTTCATCAAATAACAATCCATAATCTCCTCCCTCTTCACGAAGACTCTGAGCCAACTCGTTGCGTCCTACAGACTCCCGTAGCTTCCCTTGGACAGTCGGAAGCATCCCGAGGGCAGCATAAGGCGTTGGGGACTCCACATGAATGTTACTAGTCTCCCTGTGATTCACAGCCACCAAGACATCATCGAAGTGTTCGGTAAGGATACTTAAGGCTAGCTTAAGGCGGTCTTGGGCTGACTCTGGGATGTTGGAGTTACGTTGCATTGAACACTACAAAGGTGTCTCTCTCTCTCTTTCTCCTCCCTCTTTAAGATATCTTAGAGATTTCTCTGAGATTGGATAATAATAAGGATAAAAAATAATAAACCAATCTTAGAGTTTTCTCAGAGACATCTTTAAGAGAGGATTGTTATTTTTATCTCCTTCTCCTCCTATCTCAGAGAGAATCTTAAAGAGAGGCTTTCTTTCCTCCCTATTATGGGTGTTATTTATTAGGCGTTGAGTAAGAGAGTGTTATAGAGATTCCCCGTGCTAAGGTTTTTGCAAGGGCGTTGAAGGTGGTTTCGGTCTCCCCAAAAGCCTCCCATTCATCGGGGTTTGACCCAAAGAACGGCTCAATGATCACGCACGGAGCCTTGGGTCCGTAAAGGAATCCAGCACCGCGTTCACCGTGTGTTACTTTTTTGACTCCTCGGTCGGTGTTCCCTGGGAAGTCCTCGTTCATGGCATCGTTGATGTTGGATGCGGCGATTAAGCCTTTCATGGATGAGTTCCAGTGAAGCATCTCGTGGCCTTTCACGTTGGGGTTGCTGAAGCTATTGAAGTGGAGTTCACACACAAGGTCCGCATTGAGAGGGTTAACGGTTCGTTTAAGCCATCGCATGGACTCGGTGTAGGAATCCCCTTCGTAGTGGTTGATGATCGTTGTATTGATGTGACTTGGAAGGTATTCCTTGATCTTGTGGGCGAGCGTTGTGTTGTAGTGCCATTCGTAGGTTTCGCCGTCATAAGCCACAGCACCCGCATCAAGCTCCCTAGAATGCCCCACTGCAAGCACGAGGATGCGCTCCTGTGCGTTTTCAGAGATTTCTCTAGTGTGACCTCCAGAATCATCCAAAAGGCCCTCAGAATCGATCCTAGAGCGTAATCCTTCAAGAAGCCTTATTGCCTCGTTTAGTTCGTCTTTTATATCCATGTGGTTGAGGGTGCTTGATTAGTGTTAATCTTGTAGTAGGAGTCCTTGAACTTCTGAAGCTGTCTTTGGATGTCCTCCTCTTTTCGTTCAGAGATCTTAATGTCGGCATCCTGTGCCATCTGTTCGACCCAGTATGCCACTCCCATTGATAGTGCGTCAAGCCTGTCATCGTGTGTTAAAGCCCCCTTTTCGCGTGTCAGGCGAGACATCTGGAACATCAACTGGTATTTGAGTTGGGATTCGATGGGATACTTCTGGGCGGTATCGTAGTCGTTCCGAATTACCTTGGGGTCGATGACCAGCTTGTGTTGGTTCATCACGGGTTCCAGGGTGTCCACGATGCGCTTCTCCTTCTGGATGTTATGACGAACCTCTTCGACGGTTACCGGATAAATCTTTGATAGATAGGGCTTTAGGATCTCTACGAACATGCCGTCACCGAAGTTGCTTTCGACAACAATAACATTCACGTTGTTCATCTTGGCCTTCATCGTGAGAACCTTTAAGACGGTATCATCGTATCCCCCTTGCATACCGCCGGCATCCGTCACATAGAGATACCCGTTGAGCATCTTTACGACAGCCCACGAGGTTTCGTCCTTGCCTCGTCCCGATGGGTCAATGGCTAACACACTACCAGTGAATGGGATGTTATCACCGATGACCTTCATGGGGCGAAAGAAGCGGTCCCCTGTGAACCCTACGTTCGGCACAGTGTTGTCCCAAGCGTTCTCAGGGGATTGTGCCCAGACCAGCTTCTCGGGAGCCGTGGTGTCATCAATGTCCATGACGATTAAGTCATTGATCTTCAAGGGATAACGATCCAAGTCGGACAGCTTGGGGTCCAGCATGAACTGCATGGCGAACCCTGACTTACCGTAGGATGCTTCACGCTCTGCTAGGTCGATCTCAGAGAATCGTGTCGGTTCTGTAGGGCTTCCGATGAAGTCATCATCGATGCACGAGGCGGCAATGTTACCTTGGTAGATCTTCTCGGACTTCTCCACACCGATCTTCTTCGCCGGCCAAATGCGAGTCTCGTAGTCCCTTTCGAGCATTTTGTTGTAGATGCTGTCCTCGCACTGTGGAGTCCCAAGGAACAGAATGCGACTGCCATCGTTGGGCTTAAGGATAGCTTCAAACTCCTTGACCTGTTCCGAGAGCTTGTCCCGCATGGATTGGGTTGCGGAGTTGTTGGGAACCTCTACGTCATCAGCCACAATGATGTCCGCACGGCTACCGGTAAGCTGGGATGTTATACCGAGGGACTTGACGCTGGGTGCGTGTGATGCTTGAGCAGGGCCAACGTCAAAGGAGATCTTGGAGAAGCGTTGCTTGTCGGTGGGCTTTAGGTGTCCAAGGATCTCCATCTCGTGAATGATACGGAGGGTGAACGTCGAGAAGTCATCGGCGCGGTTCTTGGATGCGGAGACCACCAGTATGTTCTTCTGTGGATCAAGGAGTAGTTGGTGAACGACGAAGGCTGAACAAATCCATGACTTACCTACGCCTCGGAACCCTTGGATAACACCTCGGCGTGGTCCGTGTTGCATCCACTCGGCTATCTCGTATTGGATAGGAGTGGGAGCCGGAAGTGACAAGTGGTTCCACGTCATCCAAAGGAAGTTGCGGAAGTCTTGGAGTTGTTTAGGAAGGTCGCTCATTCGTTGACTACTTGATCAGTCGGATCATCAAAGGGAAGGATGTTCACTAGGCTATCCAAGGGTGATCCTTTGGTGACTGCTGCGCTGATGTTATTGTCCTTAAGTAGCTGTCGGGCAGCGTTTAAGAGAGCAGGGGTGTCATCTCCACTTTGGATGCGATCAATGAAGGTGTCAATCAAGAGATCCTGGAGACCCTCCATTTTAATGCTACGGGATTCGTCTTTCATCGTTTGGTTAGTGCGTGGTAAATCTTAATGACCATGTAGGTTAAGGTTGTTAATCCTACGGCGATAGCGACTGATGTGTTCACTTGTTCAAGGGTTATGTTAGCAATCAATCCGGTGACCCCGATCATAGGTGTGTTAAGATTTGGGTTCATGGGTTATTAATAGGTGCTTCCGAAGACCACGAAGTTAATACTTAAGTCCGCGCTCTCATTGTGGCGTGACTCCATTGTAAAGGATGAGGTTGCTTTAGCAGTTATGCTTACGGCCTCGTAATCCCCTACTGCGGCAGCGGTCTGCATTGTTGCTAATACAACATAACTTGCGTTCTGTAACGGGGTTGTAAAAGTGACTGTTCTTTTATCTGCTGATGGTTCGGAAACCGAGGCCACGTTAAAAGATCCGCTTGAAAGCGATGGAGTGTTACCATCATAACTAACTACACCATAACACTTAGGAACCAACGGGCTATTCTTAAGCACATCAGGAGTCACCACGCCAGCAACAACACCAGGAGTTCCATGCGTACCCGCCCCTAGTTGTCCTTCCATTTGGGCTTTACTCGCTGGCAATACTTTATCGTATGTTACTGCATCGTTCACTATCTTCACGGTAGTGACTGCATCGTTTTCAAGCTTGTTCGTGGTAACCGCCTCTGTCTCAATCTTTTCCTCGGTGACCGCTTCTGCTGCGAGTTTTGCTGTAGTAACGGCTCCGCTCGCGATCTTTGCTGCGATAACAGCGTCAGTGGCAATCTTGTCAGAAGTCACAGCATTGTTTTGAATCTTTGCATTGGCCACTGAGGAATCCGCTAATGCTGTCTCACTGACACTCTGGATTCCACCTCTAGTATGCCCAGCATCTTCATTCATCTCCTGTGCGGCGAACAAGTTTTGCTTGTAGGCAAGATTAAGATCGTCTGCGCTCAACACTGCACCATTGGTGAAATCAACGAGTTCGGTTATTGATGTCGCACGGAAGATTCTAATGTGGTTCGCTGAGTGGTTGGCGATTTTGCTTATATCACCCCAAGCAGACGATGTGCATGTCACGGTCTTAGAGGCGAAGTCTAGGGTATAGTCCGTATCTTTGATAAGTGTCAGCTTTTGAAATCCTTCAGCGGCTTGTGAGTTGATAACACACACTTCCACATCGTCAGCACTTAAGGCTTCAAGGGAGAAGTTAATAGGGTTGGTCCACTCAGTGTAGTTTCCACTGCTTTCTTGCTGATAATATGACAGGGCGGTTGTTGTTGTTAAAGCCATGATGTTTTAAAGGGATGGGATTGGGTTTAGTGATTGTCCGGTTCGGAGTTGATAGTTACGTTGTTGCACCTGTTTAACAGTTTGTTGAAGTTCTGGAAACTCTTGAATAACAAGGCGTTTGGCGACACTACGATAGCGTGTGATGACTCTCTTAGCAAGACGCACTCGGGGATCGGTGTCTCCTTCACCACCTCCAAATTGCTGGAAGTTCTGTTCGGCTTGTTTGTATGCAGGTGATTTGAACAGTGCCTTCAATGACTGGCGAAGGGTGCGTCCGTAGATCTTGTGTTCACTGGTGAGTTCCAACATGCGGTCGTAGGCTTGCCGTCCATCGGGATTGTAGAACTCTCTCATGTCCGTTTCCTTGCCCTTTGTCCAGTTATGTTGGGGCATCGAGAATCCATAAAGAAGTCCTTGGATCTTTTCATCCACTAAGTCGTTTTTGGTGGACTGGATGTAGATGGGATTCATCATTCCCAAGACTCCGAGTGGGTTCTGCTTGTAAACAGCTTCACCAAGGAAAGTTCTCTTTGGGGGGACTCTTTCTTCGGCAACAGGTAATTTACGCAAGATCGCGTCTCCAAGTGTCCGTGACTCGCGGATCATCTGCTCACCGTCTACGTTCTTGATTTTATCGATGAACATAGGGACTGCCATTGCTGATCCAATATCCTTGAACGTCTTCGGTATGTAAATGTCCGGCTCTTGAGTGATGTTAAGAATGTTGTTAATACCACGAAGGAATGATTTGTCGGTCATGTTCTCTGCCACGGTGAAGGACAACGCTGAAAACAACTCGGCAAAACTTTCGTTGTCATCAGGGTTCATCTTTGTGAACTCCGCTGCGTCAGCGATAAGACCGATCATGGTTGCTAGGGGGTCTACCCGTTCATAACTAACATACGTCTTTGAGCCGTCTTCGCCCTTCATAACGAACGAGTAAGGTTGCCACCCTGTCGCCATCAATGCTTTCCGTTCCTGTCGGTTTCTTGGTCCACCCCCAGTGATACGGTCACCGTGTTGGGAGGCAAAGTAAATCATAGCCCCTGTGGAAGCCACTGCGGTTGCATAACGTCCTCTTGATGCTGCTTGCTCCATAGGAGTGAGTTCAGCCCATTCCTTCGTTCTTGCGTCTTTGGTCTTTTTAAGAACGGGAATCATTCCATCAAGCATCGCGCCTGGAAGCGTGCGTCTCCAACCGAAGTGAAGGATGTTCATTGGGGTGCTTACGAACGGCATAATGAACTTAAACACGGGCATATGGTTCAAGCCTTGTTTGATGAGTTGAGTGAACTTACCTGGTTCATCAGTGAAGGTGCTTTCACGGGCAAACTTTTCAGCCGTGCGTGATAAGGTATCGGCGTTAGTTTTATCCGGCCCTAGATCCTTGAGGCGACCTTCAATAATCTCTGCAACTCTTTGTTGGAACTTGATGGTAGCTTCGTCCGATGAGCGGCTAAGACCTTCGTCGTTGGCTTGCTTCACCGCTGCCTTCATCAACCTAGCTTCCGAGTAAAGAGATCCGTCCTTGTTGAACATCTTTTGGACATTCTTACGAACGTATTCTTCTACTTCACCGTGCGGAATCTTCTTGGCGATTGCGTCAGCCGTAAAGTGAGTCCGAAGATACTTCATGGTTGCCATTGTTTTGTTGAATGAGTCAACCGATCCATTGATCCTGTTGGGGAGCCTTGTAAGGAAGTTAATGGTGTCCATCACTTTCGACATCGGTTCGTTACTCAGGAAGACGTTTTTGAAGTTGGCAGACGCAAACGCGCCGAAGTCATCACCTTCGTCAAACATCCGTTGCCCTCCTAAGAGTGCGTCTTTATCCATCTGGAGGGATGCGTTACCCATTTTGAAGGCATCGCGTGTCCCGTAGAACAGGTTGTGCATATCAAGGGATGCTTTGAAGAGAGGCATGTTACCTGTCATCAATGCGCCCGTGGCTAGCTCTAGTTGTTGAAGCGTTCTGGAAAGGATAGGTGTTACTGCGTTAAGGACGAATGTTGGAGGACCACTCAGGAGACTTCCTGTGAACCACTGCAATCCCATATCCAGTGTCTTGTGGAACCCGGTTTTCTCTGACATGTTTGCAGCGTGCCTTACGGACTCTTCAGCTTTGCCCATCTTATCAGCGAATGTAAGACGTTTAGCCAAGGTTTTTGCATCCCTAGCTCCTAGAGTCTGGTTAATGAATTTCTTGTATTGGGCTTCGGTTGTGATTTCCGACGCTTCGATTCTTCTTCGGGCTTCTTCTTCCCTAGCCTTCTTGATCTTTTCGATCTCCTCTTTGGTCTTCTTGATGTCGCTCTTAGGATTCTTAAGACGAGCTAAGGTGGTTTCCAGTTTGTTAAGTTCTTTGGTTTTGTCTATCCGATCTCGTAAATCACCAATCTCTGCTTCAACATCATCAATCGGTTTGTTTGCGTTCTTTAGCTTGGTCCGTTGTCTTTTTAGACTGTTCAACTTTTGAAGATCCTCAATCTGCTTCTCTAGAACCGACCTCTCTGGGGATGATGCGTCTTCTTTCAGTTCAGCCAGACGATTTCTAAGAACCTTGATGGTTTTACCTCGGGACTTTTTAAGACTGTCAATCTCCTCTTGGATTGCGCTTGCTCCCTTCTCGTCAGCCTTAACGTCATCTTGAAGCTCTCTTAGGCGTGTTAACTGATTAACATCCTCATTCGCTGCTTTCACCTTGGCTTGTAGATCCACCTCCGTCTGATCCACTTCGGTCTTCTTCTTCTTCTTTGCGCCAGCTTCATCAGTGGTTTTCTTTACGCCGGCTTCGCGTGTCTTTAGGTAGTTATCAAGATCCGCTTGGGTCTCCTTCACCGCATCCTTAGCGGCTTGAACGTGAGGTGATATGTCAGCATCCTCGGCCAGGTCTTTGATCTGACGCTCAAGGATTTCTTTGGTTTTACTGTTGCGTTCAACTCCTTGAAGAAACTCTTCGCCTTCAAAAGCGTCCTTGTAGTTTTTGGTGAATGACTCCACATAACCATCCAAGGCTTCTGTCGCGTTGACCACGTTCGACTTGCGTCTCTGGGAGAAGGCAAAACTCAACCCAGAACCGATGGATGAACGATGCGCCATGTAGTTACGTAACTGTGCCTGTGCGGAGATAAACTGAAGCTCTAAACCTTCTACTTTTTTTGCGGTCAACCCCTTGGACTTGGCGTTTGTTATCCGTTCAGCCAGCCCGATCATCTTGTTCGTGCTTACTTGCATCCCTTGGGTGTAAACATGTTGGTGTAACATCACGGAACGGATCGCTTCAAACACATCATCTGCTCTAGTCCCATCGGGATTCTTTAGTGTGATGTTCTGGAGTGCGCTCTTATAAATCTCAGGGTTTCCACCTGTAGCTGCCTCACGCGCACGCATTGTAGCGAACACTTCTCTTAAGTTATCCTCAGTTAGTGTGGGTAGTTCTTCTTCTAAGTTTTTAGTGATGCCATTAACGACATCTCGTATTTTACTAAACTTATCTGCGCCTAATAGTGCTTCAAGGGCGTTAGCGTTGTTTATAAGGGCTTCTGGGCCTCCAGTATAACAGGGTTCACTCATGATTGTTGATTATTATTATTATCCACTTATTTACACTCTGGGTATTTCGGAGTGATGCTTGTTGGGTCAGTCTTTGTGTTAGGGCTTCCTTGGTAATCCAGACGAGACACTGACATTTGAGTTTGAACTCTCATGGTCGCTTCGGGTAGTAGTTCGTCGGTTTCTTGCACCAACCTAAGACCGTCCTCAGTTGCGAGTCCTGTGTCCACTAGAGCGTGTTTAAGCTCCTTGTCAGCAGCTTCTTTAGCGGCTATCGAAGCAGGGGTTCCATCCAGTTGTTTTCCTTTCTTAAGAGCCTTCGCGCTTTTTATAAGGACTCCTCCAATCGCGCCCAATGCTCCTCCTTCAAGGACGTTCTTCATGCGTCCCTCAAAGGCACTGTCCTCTTCGTTGGACTGTAGGTATTCTGTAATTGAGTTACGGGTTGCATCATGTCCCACAAGGAAGTCACTAAGTCGCGCCTCGTGTTCGTCGAAGGCAATGAAGTCAGACGTGGCTCCAGCCGATACGGTCTTAACACCCGATACAAGTTTACTACCGGCTCCAAAAGCCTTGGCTCCTTTCGCGGCTAGACCAGCAACTCCAAGACCAGGAATCAGACCTAATCCAAACTGAGTGATACCTTCAACCAATCCTCCAACCATCCCTTGTGGGCGATCAAAGGTTCGTTCGGACCATTCATCGGGAAGGGCATCAAACAGGACCATATCGGCAAAACCTACGAGTGATCTTCCGAATCCTTCAACACCTGATGCCACTCCTGTTGCTACGTCTTCAATGAAACCCACATCATCGGGAGCTTCTCTCTTCATCTGCTGGGCGGTTTGGAAGCGGTCGAGATGGGCGTAATCCGCATCAACCTCTCCGAATGTGGTAACATCTTGGGAGTTAGGAGCAAGGAAGCGTGGGCTTTGGAATAAACTTCGGGTAGCAAAAAGACTCATGTTATTTGTTGGTTTGTTGCGGTGTTTGAACGTCAGTGAGACTACCCGCGAAAGACTCAAAGAAATCAGCTTGGTTTTTGATAAATTCCTCTAGAGGCATTTTTCCTTTAAGAAGTGAGTTGTGTATGTTTTTCAGTTTTCTCTCGTCTCCGTCTTGAAGATACTCTACGACAGCGGGAAGGTTGAAGATACGCTTTTTGGTCTCCTCTGGTTTACTGAAATTCTCGTATTTATTGTATAGAATTGCTGATGTCGTTTGTCTTAAACCCGCCTTACCTCCTACTCCATCCTCTAAAACATGATACCACTTACGGTCAGTCATGTGGGTAAATTCACGCCCTCCTGCATAGAGTGTGGTCAAAGGGATACCTACATACTTCTTGCTTTCAATTTCGTTTTTTAGTAATGTATCATACTCGGGTTGTCCCACGATTGATTCTAGGTCTATAGCTTGTGACAGTAGAACTTCCTCATCAATGGAGTCAGTGTAAGCACCTATAAGTGCGTTTACTTTTGCTTGTGGAAGGTTTTTCTTGAACTCCCTAGCGCCAATAGAGTTTTTTAGTGTAGTGTTGATCGCGCCAAGAGGGTAAGTGTCTTTTTCCCTACTATAACCCGAAGGTTTAACAACTACAGGTTTGATTACTCCTTGAGGACCGATAAGCCCTCCGCTGGCTAGCTCACGTAACTCCTTTCTTCTTATCTGTCGAGACTCGGGTGTGTTCGCTTCGATTATCCTTTCATCCTTGGGTGTTAAGGGTGGGTTTTGAGCCTTAAAGGATTCTTGAATGCCCAACAAGCGAGCCGCTACTTCTTTAATGAAAAACTCATCAGCTTTATCAGTTATCTGCGTTCGTAACTGTGATTGCTTTTCTATGTCATCTGAAGCAACATCTCCTAAGAATAGCTCCTCTATAGGACGGTCTATAAAAGTAGCAACGGTGCTTCTCGATGCTTGTGATGCGGCATCTGCTAACTCACGGGAGGCGGGGTTCTGGAAGACTACCTTGGGAGGTTTTTGCCCTTCGGGATCTAGTATTGTGGTAGTTAGCTGGTTATCCCAGAACTCAGGGTCACCTCCAGCATCTAAAAATGCCTTCTCAAGAGCGTCCCTTTCAAAACTCACGGCAATTTCCTCTGGGTTGACTGACTTGTATGTCTTTCTGAACTTTTCCCCTAGTTCCTTTCGTTTCTCATCCGAGGTCTCCGAATGGATCTCACCGCGCCCCCTAACACCATCACGAGTCCGTGCGAAGAAGCCACTCAGTTCTATGATTTCTTTGTTACTCATTGGATTCGCAGGATCGTTATACAGATCGTTTTCTTGTTGTTGTAAGAGTGGAATCATACTGTCAGGATCGTAACCTGGTTTTACCTTTTCCCCTGACAAAAATCTCAGCGTATCGCTTTTGATGCCGTTAATCTTCTCTATGTCGATTCCCGCTTGGTCATCTTCAAGCGCGTCTTCAAGAAGTGCTTCTGCGTTTTGAATTAACCTCATCCCAGCGGAGGACTTATTGATTGGTCTCCCGTTGATGTTGAGCGACCCGCTTTCCATTGCCTCTAAGAATAGATCGGCTGCACTGTGATCTTCATCTTCAATAAGCATTCGATATTTTGCAGTGAGTGCTGGGATTAGTTGCGCTTCGATTTGGAACTTGTCTAAACGCCCTGCGAACCCATTGTCTGTTGCGAAATCAAGAGAGTATTGGAGGTTGTTAACCCACCTCTGATTAGCTTCTTCTTGCGCTTTATTGAATAGGTCTCTCTCGATTTGAACTCGTGGGTCATTAGGGTTAGCAAACTGTGGGACAATATAATCACCTTGGATAGGACCAGCAACATCAGACTGTGTGTAGAAGTTTGTCTCCACTGCTGCAAGAGCTTCTTTTTCTTGGAAGTCCCTTTTGCGCGCATCAATGCTCGCTGCTGCTTTCTGAACGTAGTTAGGAATGATCGCCTCCATCGCTCTGTTATGCCTCACGGCTAACCATGAGTTAGTCCTGACTGTATCTAGGATTCCTGGAGCTAGAGATCCAACTAAGCGACTCTGGGCATACTCCTTGATGGATTCGTCTGAATCAAATTGTAAGAGTTCGCCGTTAGTCATACCATCAATCTCACTGGAAACCTTTTGGAGGTTTGGCTTGATGCTCGCGTCAAATAACCTCTGATAAGCTGCCTCTTGGAACGCTTTGTTTCCCCCGAGCCATGTCATGAATCCTTCAGCCTCGGTGTCCCCGTTTTTCCATCTCTTCTCGATCTCCTCAAGATCCATCTCTTCAGCCTGTTTCAAACCCGCCGCAACACTTATGTTCTTTGCCTGTCCTAGTAGTTGCGGAAGCTGAGAGAGCGCACGGGAGAGTTCTAAGGCAGGGTTGTCTTTAAGAGTTTCACGAGTAACGACAGAGTAGTTACCCATGCGTCCAATAGTAGGAGTAATGGGAACCTGTCCGAGATTAACATCTACAGGGCGGCGTTGCTCACTCTTAAGTAAGGATGAAAGTAGTGCGTCTTGCTGGGTCATATGAAAGTGTTCTTTTTGTAGGTGTGTTATTCTTGTTTTTACTGTGGCATCGTTCCTACTTGGGGAAGCATTCCAGGTCCAACAGGTGCGCCAGTGTTACCGATTGGGTAAGATGAACCCCCACCTGCCCCAACGGGATCGCCGGCGAGAGCTTTATTTACTTCTTCTGGTGCGCCCATGTCTTTAGTAACACCATACATCGACATCCCCGTTTGGAGTCCTTGAAGACCGGATTGAAGAAGGCTGGCTTGTCTGATCGGGCGGTTGATCCGAAGCTGGTTCATCATTGTTCGTGATGCTTCCTCCTCCAAGGTGAATGCGGATTGAGTCGCTTGGAGATTCGTCTGGCGATCCTCGGAGAACTGATAGCGTGCTTCTTGTGCTGCGAGGTCTCGCTCTAACATATCCAAGGTGCGTCCACCTACGCCTCCCTCTGTGAGTGCGCTGAGTGTAGTGCTGGACTTGGCTGCCATCCCTTTGATCTGCGCTGCGTCTTTACGTTGTGCGCGTGCTACGCTCTCTTGAGCCTGTCTAAGACGGACAGCGGTGTTCGCTTTTCCTGCTCTGATCTGTTCAGCAGCAGAGGCTTCAGCTTGAGCTTTTTCTTGGGCATCGGCAGCGGATTTTTGACCGGAATAAGAGGTGGCAGCACTTGCTATTCCAGTTATGATCGAGATAGGTTCACACATAAAGGGATGTTATTCGTTGGGGTGTATAATAAATAAGGAGAAATCGTTTTCTTTTGGCTCTTCAACAGTAGCACCACACCATTTCAACCAGCGTAACGCTAGGGTGTTCTCAGTGTGGACCTCGTTGACACAAGGAAGTTGGTAGTAGTTAACAATAAACTTAACCCACGCTTTGCTCGCTTTGGCAAACTCACTACCTGATTCTTTAACTAGGTCATCAGTGCAGAGCAACCAGATGTAATTGGTTTCATTCGGCATCAACGGGCCAACCCCGAAGCAAGCCAAAGGCTTCTTGGTTTTGTTGGAGCAGATAGACCATGTATGGAAATCAGTCTCAAGGCCGGCGCGTATAGCGTCTCTAGGGCGAGTCCCCGAGCTTAACAAACACTCCAGCTTGTCAATCTCCCGCATGTTATCACCTACGTCCTCGATGTCACTTGGGAGTGCAGAACGGATGTAGACGTTTTTATATTCTAGTTGAACGGGTGTGGACGTTGGCTTCGTATTCACAGGACTGGAAGTTGGCGGTAAAGGCACTTGAATTTACAATCTTAATAACAGACTCAGGTGCTGCTGTATAGATGGAAAACCTAAACTTACCTTCTTCGGAAGCTCGTGACCCCAGCGCATCTACGTTGATGTTTAAGGGACTATACGAATAGACTCTCTTGTCACGGGCGCGTGGTGTTACCTCAAGCTGGAACGCTGAAGCATCCGAAAAGAACAACGTGCCATTCCTAAGGATCAACCGAGCGAGGCCCGAGGATGTCGGAGGGTTCCCTTGCTTGAACACAGGCTCACTCAAGGTGCATTCCATGTTGTATTTAAGACCAGAGAAGCATGTCTTGTAGAAGCCCTGGATGGTGGCGGTGTTGTTGTTAATTGAAACAATGTTCAGTTTCCTTCCATCCAAGTCATACACCTCAACTACATCTCCACTCTCAGGGACGAACCCGAGGTCGATGGTGATGTCCACTGCGTCAGTAACAACACTCTGGTCAAAGGTGTGCTTCTTGAGGAGATCAAGGTGGATCGTAAAGCCTCCTGTGGTGTCATCCTCCAAGCGTAGCTCTTCAAACTTAACCTCAGAGATCACTGACTGTCCGGCCTTGTCGCCTACACAGAACAACGAACTCTTCATGAAGTGCATCCCAATGACATCAAATGGCATCGTTAGCTTGCCCCATGAACTCAGGACTTTCTCTCGTCCATTAAAGAAGTATTTATAAAGGTAGATGTCCGTGCCTCCTGTAGCGAACGCCAAGAGTTCTTCTGAGGATGTCCCAGCAGTAAATAACACATCCCCTTTAGGGATATACGCAGGGATCTGTGTGGTGATCTCATCGGAGTCATAGACATCCGTGGTGGCGTTAAGGCTATACTCTTGGACTCCAAGGAACTCTCCACGCTCATACGGAAAGTAAACATACGATCCTACTGCAAGCGGGTCTGCGGTGGTGTCCGAGTTGTAGTTCGTGATAGCATTGAGTGTTACCGTGTCGTTGGTCAACGGGTCGCCTTTCAAGACGAACTGACCACGGTTACCAAACAATAACAAATTCTCTTGGAATGCAATACTGCTACGGAGGTCAGTCACGTTAGCGGTGGCAGATGTTATGTCAATCGGAGCGGTGTCCAGAAGCGTCCTTACGGTGGTCCTAAAGAAGTTGAATAGTTCAGCAGCCTCAGACAGCACGATGATATCTTGGAAGATGAACCCAAAGCGGTTCTTGAAGAAGACCATGTTGTTCATCGTCTTACCGACAAAGGAGGGGAACGGGTTGGTTTCATCGTCACCAGCTTCGCGTCTGCCCCATGCGGTAGTGCTGAGTGTGAAAGTGTCAGGCGCGGTATTGACTAGCTGTAAAGGAAGGGTGTTAGCGTCAAAGGCGACTTCAAGGTCTGGGCCTACGTCTTCAACCCATCCACCTTCTCCAAATGCTTGTCCATCGTTAGCCTCAAATCTAAGGTAGTAGTCATCCTCGTTAGCATCAGAGTCACCTCGGACTGCCACACGGAATCCATCAGGTGCGCGAACAGGAAGGTCACTGAGGGCATCCACCTCTTTATGGACGAGTCCTAATCCAGATCCGTTGAGACCGTCGAAGGCTTCCACATAGAAGTCCTTTCCGTCATCGCGTTGGATTATGATTGAGCCGTCCTTAAGGGTGCTGGTGTATTTGTCTCTAAAACCCTGTGTTGCGAGAGACGATGAGCTTGCGTATCCGTTTGTCGTGTTTAGCCCCTTAAGCGCATTGTAAAGTTCGTTCGCGATGTTTGTGGAATCGGCAATCCTTTCATGCGCCCCTCCATTAGCATCGTGTGTTACAATAGATACTTCTTCATAAGGAGCGGAGGAGGGAACAATAGTCGGAGGTATATTATTGGACGAAGGAATACCAATAACACTTGTCAAACCTGGGTGAACTAAATTTACCTTGGTAACTACACCGTTTTCAATAGTGGTTACAATCTCTGGTCGTATCAGCCACACAGTGGAGGTGAATACGCTAAAGTCCAAAATAGGAGTGTCATCTTCAAGGTATCCAGAACCCCCGTTCTCTATCTCTACGGACTTCGCACGGTAGGCTGCTCTACCTCTATCATCGGTAAAGGCGACCTCCATCGTAACCTTAAAGGTCGCCCCTGATCCACTGAAACGTCCAACCTCACGAAACTTAAGACCATACTTCTTACCGTAGTCACCTTGCTTGATGAAAACCAATGCGCGTGACTTGTCGAGAGCTTCGGACTTCTCCGTGCTTTTAGCAACAGTCTTGGTGGTGTTAAGGATAAACGTGCTGTCTCCAAGGGTGCGAGCCTTAAGCAGCTTGTGGGAGTCTGAAGCAGGGAAAAGAGTGTCATCCGTTGCTTTCAGTTGGAGGTAATTGTTATTGATGTTATAACCACCAGTAACACCCTCAATCGTTGCCTCATCTCCTGTGTCCACATTGAAAGCCCTAAGAACACCTTGTCGGTCACTCTGGCTCCTGTGTTCAATAACAACCACATACCGTTCGGTCGCACTGCGCTCAATGAAGTGAATCATGTCGCCTTTGTTAAAGACGTTCGCAGCGGTCAGCTTCTTGATAAGCCGCGCTGGTGGACGCTTGGTGAGTCCCTTGGTGATCGTAGGAAGAGCATTAAGCTGATCCTCGCATTGACCAGGAATCCTGACCCGAGGAGACTGTTGGCTTACTCCTTGAATCAGGTTGGGGACGGATGTGGTGATGTTAGCCATGTTAATGATTACGCAAGGTCAGTTCTACGGTTAATCCCGATGCGACTTGCGGTGTCGTAGTTGTCAAAGATGGTGCGGTCTGAGTTGGTTCCTTCGGCTTCTTCCATAGCTGCTTTAGCCATGATCTCATCCCGATAGATAAGTGCTTCAATCTCACGCGAACCAACAAGCCTGTTGGAGAACATCCGGGATGCTTTGAGTGTGATGTAACGGCGGGTCTGTTCGGGAAGCTCGGTGAAGTCGAGAAGGAAGGTAACATCTACCTTGATCTCATCGATGGTGAAAGTCGTTGTGTAGTCCTTACGGTTGAACAGTTTGTTTCCTCGTTGGACCACATCGTGTGTGTTGTCTACAGCATCTACTTGAAGGACGTTATCAGGTAACACAATCTCGTTGGATGAGTTAGCCTCAAGCGTGTAGTCTTTAGCTGTGTTGAAATGCCACCCTTCTTGTTGAACCTCACGAGAGACCTCATCAAGAATACCTTTAGCTAATGCCGCTGACGGTGGCAGGGCGGTTGTATCCGCGATGGAGTTAACAGGAGATTCCGCGATGTATCCCAGCATGGTGTTAACCGCATTAAGTTCAGAAGTCAGGGTAGCCATAGTTGTTGTTATTATAAAAGAAAAAGGAAAGGGAAGGTAACACCCCCATCCCCCGAAGGGGACAGGGATGAAAACCTTGGTGTGGGATTAATCAATGTCCTTGATTTCAAACGAAGCTTCAGGGCGAAGAACACCGTGGCCCATTGCATATTTAGCAACGAACAGGGTTCCTTGAAGCTCAAGCTTGTAATCACTCTCGGTAGCGAGGTCAAGAAGCTTGACAGTTCCGATAGCCGAGGGGTGTCCACCGATGATGAAGGTCTTGGACAGGTCACCGTTGTATCCGGCTCCTGCTGCTCCTCCTCCAAAGACATCGTTCTTAACAGACGCAGAACCGTCTCCAGTGGCGACACCAGAAAGGTCTGTTGCAACGTCAGAGAGGTGATTGGACTTGAAGATACGAAGACCAGCAACCATTGGGATGTTACCAGTAGCAACGTCACCACGACCACCGAAGTCACGGTTGATTACCTCTTGGTCAGACTGGACAAGTTTGTAGTAATCAGCGGGCTTCAAGATAGCGTAACGCTGCCCATCATTCGGGATGTCGTTCTCGTCCAACTTCTGAGCAGCTTCAAAGAGCTTCTCCTGGATGACAGCCGCAGTGAATGCAGAAGCCTCACCTCCGTCGATAGCGATGCCGTCTTTTCCTCCCGTAATAACGGAAGTAGTGCGAGCAGCAGCGACAAGAGTCTTCATGGTCGCCAGATCGAAACGCTTGGCAAGAGCCTTACCGAGTTCCTTAGCGTAAATGCTACGGACATCGTAGTGGTTCTTAAGCTCATCAATGTTAGCGATGAAGGAGGACGCAAGGAGAACATCATCAATCGTGATGACTTTCTCAGCGTGCTTAACAGTGCTAAGATAGCTGTTTTCAGCGTCAGCAATGTTTTCTCCAGCAGTGTGGTAGTTAGCAGTCGCAATTCCAGTTACAGGGAACTGTGCAGACTTTCCGTTAGAGATGGTGCGGATCGTGTGAAGACCCTTCATAACATTCATCTCTTCAAAGGTGGTCAGGATTTCTCCTGAGAACACCTTCAAGAACAACGCTTGGGTATCGCTACCCCCGTTGATTGCCCCTAAGCGGGACGCAGTAGTATTTCCGTAAGCCATAATGTATGGTTTCTATTTTTGTTTTTGGTTTAAGGGTGTCCTCAATCAGATGTATCCAGTGGTCGGGTTCAGAGTTATTGATTGTCCACCTCGGTGGGTCTCATCTTCGGCCTCGTTACGGAGTCTATCGTTATGATGACGGTTGTTGTTTTAACACCACCAAGCTAGTAATGCAGCTTGTAACAATGGTGAAAGTTGTATCTTCAAAGTCATCTATGTGGGTTTGCCACGAAGCGACTGTGATGTAATGCTCGCCTTGGTCGATAACACAACCATAGACGGTGCATGAAATTGGACCATCTTCGCTGTCTTGCGCGTGGTCTAAAAAATCTATTTGAACGATGTCACCTGTCACGACTTCTTCTTCGCAGTCGCAACTCGTCAGGTAATGCGTGGGGATCTCGCTTTCGATAATGGAAGACATTCAAAACTTGAATTAAATAACAACATTACTTTCAACCACCCTTGGTCTTCTTAAGCTTCAAGCCAGAGCGTTTGGCTGCCTTCTTTGCGGCTTGCTTTCCTTCGGCGGTATACGGGTATTTCTTCTTTCCTACTTTGGGCATTTTATTTGTTGTTGTTATTGTTGTTAAAAATTATAAGAAATCGCGGCATCGCTCATTTTAGTAATTCAGGTTAAACCCTTTTCGTCCTCTAATACGTAGAGGTACTGGATCAGTGGGTTTCGTTGGAGTCGGCGCACTTACAGGTCGTTTAGGCGTTGACTTATTTTTATTATTCTTAACTACCTGCCCGATGGCTGTGTTATCGAAATTCTTTGTAACAAGACGTTGTACTTTTTTACTTTCGGCCATTTGTCCTCCAAGAAGACCGAACCGAGATTGATTGCTAGACATACACATAATTTTTATTTATTATTAATTAACATTTCCACCTTCTGAGTGCTAGAGCTTTCCTTGTGGAACGACCTTTAGAATCCTTCATCGGTCCTTTAACACCTGACATACGCGCACAAAAAGACCGCTTCCTTGGTCCTCCCTCTGGTTGCGGTCTCTTAAGATTACTACCTGTCTTTTGGTTGTAGTGTTTTCTCCCTTTCTCAGTCAGTCCTCCTTTTTCGGACTTGTGTTCTTTTCTAAGGGACAATCCTTTTCGTTTACTGGGCATCGTTCTCTAGGTCGTTGATGTAGTGAAGTATCTCCCCCAATGTTCTTTTCTCTTCGAGACTGAACTGATGTTGATCCAGCTTCTCTAAAAACTCGGGGAGCCTTGTCGGACGAAGAGTCGGAGCGCATCCAGTCATCAATAACATCACGCATGTCGCTATGCCTACGACGGTATAACTCTTCTTCATAGCTGTCTAAAAGACCGCGAAGTGCCTCTGCTACTTTTGGGAATGAGATAAGTAGTTTTATGAGTAGTAGAGACAGCTTCACGGCTATAAGTGTTAGTCCTTTGCTCGCCCGATGTTCAGCGCAAGCCAGTCAACGATGCGATAAGCTTTACCAACCCAAGTGTCATCTGTGGGTGTAGGAGTTAACGCAGCGATAGCACTAGCGGCTGTCACGATGGCGGTAGCAATCCCGATGAGTTGTGTAGAGTTCTCCAGGATGTAGTTAATGATGTTAGACATATTGTTGTGGGGGTTAAGGAGTTACGGAAATGCGAGCTTCAACGCTTTTACGGAAACCTTCGTCGTTGTCGTAACGAGGATCAGACATAGCTTGAGTCATCTCGTAGCTAGATCCAAAGGGAACGGCAAGAGCGTTACCAGAAGTGCCTCCTTGGACAAGAGATACCGGATCTCCTCCGTCAGCAACGTAGCGAGCATAGAGACCACGAATAGCCATCGCAGCAGCATCTCGGTCTCCACTCTCTACGGTGTTGTTGTAGACCTTTTGTTCTTGGTCGGTGAGAGCGGTGGATGCCCAATCGGACATAGCGTCATAATTATCTGGTCCACCAATCTCCGCTTGAAGAGACTCTTGTTGTTGGGTTTGAAGTGCCTCGAAACCTTGGACATAGGTATCAACAACATCCCTGCTTAAGCCAGCTTCTTCAAGACTCTGGTAGGCTGCATCGGATAACGTCCCAGTCTCGTAGTATTCGTCAGATGCTGCTGTTACGGCCTCACCCATTGCGGGTGCCGCTTCAGCTTCCTCCGAGTTGTCTTCGGACTGTTCGTTGTTGTTGTTATTTTCGTGGAAGCGTTGTTCCAGTTGTCCGTAGGCTTCAGCCATAGACTCTGGGGTATCAAACTTCTCGGGGAGCCACTCAGGGCGTTCCGGTGGTGTTTCCGTTGGGGTTTCCTCGGGTTGTTGTGGCTGCTGCTGTTGGTCACGCTGTTCTTGCGCTTCCTCTTGCATTGCGGCTTGCTGCTCCAAAGAGATGTTCTCCTCGGGAGTTGGGTCGTTGTATGTTACGGATTCCATTACTGTTCAGGTGGTTCAACCTCCGGCATGTTACCCGCTAACGACTGATCGTTCAAGGCTTTAATGCCAGCGGGGCCGAGCTTCTCACTGAGAGCTTGCATTTGCGCCATCTGTTGCTCCTGTTGCATCTGTTCAGAACTCTTGATGAGTCCCTCAGTCTTGATGCCGAGAGCCGTAGCGCGTCTTTTAAAGTAGTCTTCAACATTAACAAACTGTCCAATAGCCTGTGGGCCAACCACTTGGGCAGCACCAGCAAGGAACAGGTCAAGCTTAGAGAGATCGTTACCACGACCAAGAGCCTCTACACCTGTAACAATCACAGGCTTCACGAGGTCTTTAGGAAGCTTAGGAAGCGTCTTCTTCTTCTGCATCACCATCATAATGCGTGTCACCAAGGGCAACTGCATCTCACTGGCAAGGAGGCTATACATACCTCCAAGGGAAGTCTCTAGCTCTTGTGAAAGCATTCGGATCTCCTCTGCGGTAACACGTTCAGCCTGTCGCACCACACCGGATGTCAGAAGGAAAGCTCCACCGAGACGGTCTTTGATGGCTTCTACTGTGACTTGAGCCGTGCGGAAGTCGTTGAACTTACCAAGCTGTAAGGTGCTGACATCCGCTGCATTCCCTTGAACAATCGCACCGTTGGGGCTTTCAGCCAGCGTCCGTGCGCGGGTAGTCCCGTTGGGGTTCACAAGGAATAACACCTTGGCTGCTGCGGCTGATCCTTCGACAATCGCTCTGGTCAACGCTTCAAGACTCTGGATGTCACCGAGGTATTCCTCAACGAACCCACGCCCGTATGCCTCCCCGTCAATCCTAGAAAGACGCAAGGGGATGAACGGATTGCGATCCTTGGGAACCTTACCCCCAGCACCAGGAATGTTAACACCATTAACGTCTTGGCGTATGTGCCACGATCCTTTGATCAGGCAGCATGAGGTGTAGAGATCGAGCTTGCTTTCGGCGGTGTCGAGGTTGGGGTCGCCTTGGACAAGAGCCGCTTGGACTTCTTCAGGAAGCGTAGAGAATGCAAGGGTTTCCTTTGTAGCGATCTTAAGGAGGTTCCCCATCGGGTCTCTTTCAACAACAAACCTATCAAGGTGGAACACACGGAGTCCTCCGCTGTCCGGTAGATACAGGAGGGCGTTGCCGGTGATGATCAAGTGCTTGAGAGCTTCGTGGATTGTTACACGGTAGGCTCCGAGGCTTACCTCATCCATAACCAAACCTTCAAGGGCTTGCAGGGATGATTCGATCTCACTTAAGAGTTCTGGTGGGGTCTCCTCTTCTGCTAGCTTACGCTGGTCAGCCTGTAGGCGAAAGAAGGGAGCATTAGGGGGAAGCAAAGCTAAGAGCAGCTTCGATGAAAGATTGTTAACACCACGTGAACCAACACCACTGAAGGGAGTATCAAGGCGACTGTGTGGACCGAAGCCTTCCTCGGGCATGACATACGGAAGGGTCAGCTTAGAGCAAGCCCGTGCGCGATCAAGGTATTGATAACGGTCCCCCTCAAGGCGGGTGTATGTTTGTTGGGCGGTTTCGGTCATCATTATGGTGTGATTGGTTCAAGGTCGTCAAGGTCAGGCAACAGGTCGTCAAGGTCAGGCAACAGGTCTTCGTCTTCGGGTTCCAACGCGAGCCATTCTTGTTCGGTCACGATGGACAGAACTCCTTGCTCAATGTAAGGCTGGAGGGCAGCAAGGTCATCCGAGGTCACTCTCCATGTCTCAAGACGTAGCATTAGCCGACCACTTTCGTCGTTAGCCACTTGGAGATCCTCGGCTGGGGGTAGACCGCGCAGGGTGGAGGCTTTAGCACCGCCGATGGGGTAACCTCTGCTCTCGTCAACGTAGCCAGAGAGGGCGGGGTAGGCTTCCGGTAAGGCAAGGAAAAATAACCATCCGGTGTCCAACTGATTCTGTTCAAGTTCAGTGAGTGGTTCGTCGCTGTAGTCTTCGTCGGGCATGTTACTGGATTACTGAGTTAATTGAGATGGCCCAATTCTTAGATTTGAGACTGGTGATTGCCGTGGAGGTTGCGGATGACAACGTGGTTCCATCATAGTCGATGTCGATGGTATTGTCTGTTAGCTGAGTGCCTCCGCTTGCCCCTGTATCTGTTCCGTAGACTCCGCTGGTGTCGATGGAGGTGAGGATGTTCTCAACTGACTGAGCGGTAAGGGATGTGCAGCCGTCCCATGTCAGGTTGAAGACTGCGCTGTTTACAGAAGCGGGAGACCAGCTATCAAAGAATCCTGATGGGAAGGTGGTAAGGCTGTAGCAATTATGCCACGCATATCCAAATCTCCTTACTAATGAAGTATCGACCAGAGGGAAGGAGGTGAGAGACGAGCAGCCTAACCATGTAGCGAGCATATCTGTAGCTTTACTAAAATCAAGAGGAGGGAAGGATGTAAGTGTGTTGCAGTCACGCCATGCGTTAATGAAGTTCGTCCCTAATGAAGTATCGATAGCGGGAAAAGAGGTTAGTGAATTGCAGTCATACCATGCTTCAGTGAAGTTCGTCCCCGAAGAGGTGTTAATCAGCGGAAAGGATGTGAGAGAGGTGCAGTTACGCCATGTTTGGCTGAAGTTCGTCCCTAATGAAGTATCAAGCAAGGGAAATGATGTGAGTGAGGAGCAGTTATACCATGCGTAAGCGAAGTTCGTCCCTGATGAAGTATCGATCAAAGGAAAGGATGTGAGGGAGGAGCAGTTATACCATGCGACGGAGAAGGTCGTCCCTGATGAAGTGTTGATTGAGGGGAAGGATGTGAGGGATGAGCAGCCATTCCATGCGTAGGTGAAGTTCGTCCCTAATGAAGTGTTGATCAGGGGAAATGATGTGAGAGAGGTACAGTTACGCCATGTAAAACCGAAGTTAGTGCCTAGTGTGGTGTCAATGAGCGGAAAGGATGTGAGCGAGGAGCAATACTGCCATGCTCCACCGAAACTCGTCACTGACGATGTGTCTATCAAGGGGAAGGATGCGAGAGAGGTGCAACCTGACCATGTGTAGTCAAGGCTAGTTGATGAAACATCAATCAGCGGGAATGATGTCAATGAAGAGCAGTCCCGCCATGTGTTACTGAAGTTCTCCCCCGATGAGGTGTCGATCAAGGGAAAGGAGGTGAGTGAGGTGCAGTTATACCATGTTTGGGTGAAGTTTGTCCCTGATGAAGTGTTGATCAACGGAAAGGATGTGAGAGAGTTACAGTTGCGCCATGCGTTGTCGAAGGTCGTCCCCGATGAAGTGTTGATCAATGGAAAGGATGTGAGGGAGGAGCAGCTATACCATGCGTAGGTGAAGTTCGTCCCTGATGAAGTGTTGATTAAGGGGAAGGATGTGAGGGATGAGCAGCTAAACCATGTGTTACTGAAGCTCGTCCCCGATGAAGTATCAAGCAACGGAAAGGATGTGAGGGAGTTGCAGTTAAACCATGCGAGAGAGAAGTCCGTAACACTCCCAAATGCGCTCCTCGCTGCTGCCCCTTTATCGACAAAATACGCTTCGATGTTTGTTATCTCAGAGTCGCTCAACTGCGAAGGCGTGATAAGGTAGCCGATAACATTCTTCAAGAAGCCGTAATCAGGGCTTGCTGACACACCCCGCGCTTGCAGGTCGTATTGCGTAGATGCATTAAGGGAGATGTTTGCACTGTAGGTTCCCTCAAGTGTTGCCACGACGATGGTTCCGTTGACAGCTGAATCCGTTGTGAACTCATACTCATCGTCTACAAGATCCATCAAGAGATACGGTTGGCTTCCGTCTGTGGGGATCTTCGCGACAGCTTGCTTGCTTGCTGTGGTCTGGGTCGCGTCGCCCCCTCCGCTCACTTTGTTTTCCAATGTTGCGACTAGATCAGCTTCTTCCGCTGCCACATCACCCGCCGCCAGCATAGAGACATCCATGTCAAACCAGAAGGCTGGGTTGAGGGAAAGCGGGTCAAATCCTGCTGTGCTAGTGACCCCGGAAGTCAACGATCTCGTCAAAGATTGGGTAAACCCTTGTGTTGGGACGAGCGTCCCTAAGCGAAGGGAGAGCTTTTCGTCAGTTCGTCTATTCTTCCGCATACCGGTATACTCTTAAAGGATGATTGGTTTGATGATCACTTGGACATCGAAAGATGGACTACCATCAGCTCCTGTTACTAATACCTTTAGATCAGAAACAGGAGTGGTAAACAATCCACCACCATTAGCAGTTAATGTTGTGTCTGGTCCGATGTCCACATAATTATCTCCGATCTTGTGTTGAAGTGTTACGGTTCCCCCTGCAAAATCACCCGATACAAGGAATGCGTTAGTTTTCCCGTTGTGCGGAGTGATCGCTGGTGTTGTGGAGGATGTGAAACCTTCGGTCCCGCCCGATCCTAAATCCGCGATGGTGATGTTGATGTCTGTTGTTACGAGTGCCATAATACAATTTAGTAGTTAGAGGTTTGTTTGGAGATTCCTAACCCACCAACGACAGGGCGGCGTTTAACAAGACTAGCCACACCCTTGGGTTTCCCTTGGGCTTTGGAGGGTTTATCTTTTGGTTTAACCGTCTCAGCTATAGCAGTAGGCGGTGGAGGACTCGCAGGAGGCTCCGGTGGTTCGGGAGTTTTAACAGACATGCACATGGTTTTAGTCTTCTGGGTGGAATGGTTTTAGATGGTTAGCTAGCTGGTCGTCGTGAAGACGTTTTAGAAAGTTAACGAGTTCCCGCTTACCCCCATAAAAGTCAATCTCCCGAAGCGAATCGCTAGGGGAGAAATCCTTACTTGGAACACGTTCGTCCAAGAACTTAATCAAGTCTGTAGAGACAGGCGGTATATAGTCACTCATTGTTAACAGTCCTATTATGGGTCTGTTCATCTAGCTGCCTTTGAAGATGAGCCAAAGCTCGCCATGCCATTGCAGCCCAATCACCCTCAAGCATGTGACGGAGGAGGGCATCGAGTTCATCCTTGGATTTGCTTTTATCCCACCATATATCCAAGGAATCTGGGTGATGCTGGAGGTTCCCTTTGACGGATTGCTTGGCGACTTCAACGAGCGCGTCTGGAAAATAACACAACAACCCCCGATACAGGGGAATCATCTTGCGCTCCTCAGCGGTTCCTTCAATTTTTGTGGTTACGGTGTCCATAGTGTTATCTCCTTTGTGTCTTTATCGTAGTAACCTTCCCGTAGGATGAACGCCATGCGAGCATTCAGCAACGCTTCGTCCTCCCCCATTCCGGCTTTCTCATAAGCATTAACAACAGTCTGCCACTCCGCTCCCTCTTTATCAAGGAGCTTTTCAGCAGTCTTCAAGCCCACCCGAGGAACACCAAAGTATCCATCGGTGGCATCGCCGGCGAGCGTCTGGACTAGGTGCTGTCTGTCTGCTTCCTCCAAGGTCACGGTGCGTAGTTCGTCCTTAAGGAAGTTATACCAGATGCACGGCACGGTCGCGAAGTCTTTGTCTCCACTAACAATAATCGAACCTGGTTCACCGCTTCCAATAATCCCAAGGACATCATCGGCTTCCAAGCGTTGCTCGTGCTGGGTTTCCCATGTGTCACAAGCCCAGTCCCGTAAAGCACCGAGGCCAAGTGGAGTTCTCTTCTCGCGCCTGTGAGATTTGTAAAGAGGGTTGATCTCGTGACGGAAGGTGTAGCGATCTGAGAAGACCATTGTTACCTTGTCGCCTTCCTCCTCGTCCACCATAAGGATCTCGTTGATGCAGTCAGTGACCATGATGAAACAGTCCTTGAGATCCGAGAAGTCGGAGTGAACAGTGAAGATGTCATCATCCCACTTGATTTCTTTTTCGGCTGAGAACGCTGCCCGATAGAGAAGCATGTCGCCGTCGATGTATATTTTCTTACTCATAATGTTTTGTTTTTTTTTTGTTAACGTAACGTCAGCACGTTTCCCCACTGACTTGCCATTGCTTTGGCTATTCCTAGATAAGTTTCACTTCGTATTTTCCAACGCTCCTCACTTGGGGGAAGTCGGTGTATCCTCGCTTCTCTTCCCTCCACGATTTCCGTGGGTGTTAGATCTGGAAGACCTTTTAACCACAAGCAGGTGGATTTGGTTTCTCCGTGCCCATACTGCCAAGGCTGGATGATTTGATCAGGCTTACGCCACAGTGAGGACATCACACACACCGGATTCTCAATAGCAATCATCGGGATGTTAGCGTGTGCAAGACTCATAAAGAAAGAAACTGCTGTCTGTTGTCTCCCGTCTAATTGCTTTTCCTTAAAGTGACGCGCACCGGATACACTGAGATGAGTGCAAGGAGGATGAGCGATCATTAAGTCCCACGGGTAATCAAGAACATCTCGCACATCACCCTCATAGTGGTGTCCTGTTTTTTCAGTTGGAAGAAGATCACACGACATAGCTTCATGTCCTAACTCGGTGAACGCATCTCTTACCGTTCCACTGTATTCGCAAGCTATTAAGACTTTCATCAACCTAGTGTGTTTCAGCCCAATTAGATCCTACCTTGTATTCACCGTCAAGACGGCATTTGAATTTCAACTCCTCGCCGGCCTTGGTGAGTGAATCACAGAACAACTTACCGAGTTCATCAGCGTGTTCCGGGAGACAGGAGAACTGAACCTCGTCGTGGATGTTACCGTGAAGTTCGTAAGGCAGCTTTGCGTCACGCGCAAAAACAACCAACCCCTTCTTCATAACAACTGCTCCACTCGACTGTAACAAAAGATTCAATGCGGAGTGTGCAGAGCGACAGTGCAGCTTGCGACCATCCAAACCACCCAACCATGTCTTCCCTTTGAGGGCTTGCTCGATGCTTTTCAATAGGCGAGCAATCGCGGGGGTATTACGTTTGAAGGTTTCCTTGATTCGTTTTCCTTCTCGTCTTCCTCCACCAACAATATTACCCACCAACTCATCTCCGGCTCCGTAAAGGAAAGCGTAGATCATTTTTTTAGCCTCGTCGCGTGACGGTAACCCCGCAGCCTGTTGGTTAGCGGTGTGGATGTCACCTTCCAGGATTGTCCTTCCGTATGATCCGTTGTCGTAAGGGTGAAGGTAGTGGGCAAGACATCGTAGCTCCAAACCACTGGCATCAGCACCAACCAACACCTTGCCTTCGGGAACCGTGAAGCACGATCTACATTCCGTTCCGTATGTCGCACGAACTGCTGGCACTTGTGCAAGATTAGGACGGGTGTGAGTGCATCGACCGGAGACTGCACCGTTGGTGTTAACCTCACCGTGTATGCGTCCATCCTTTACCATCTTTAACCAAGCGTTACGACCCTCGGCAACTTGCCCCAAGCGTTTGGTGATTAACAAATACTCCAACAACATATCCGCTTCCGGTGTCTCAACGCCACGCAGAACTGCTTCGTCAATCTTCGGTCGCTTCCCTTCGTAGGCTTTAGGCTTCCACCCCATGTTCATCAAGCGTTCAGCTATCTGGTCGCGGCTGTTAGGGTTGAATGGAACGGTCTTGGTTTTGTTGCCAGTCTTAACTGCTTTATCCGCTAACACCTGTTTCAATCCCGCTTCCTTTAGGACGAGCTTCAAGCCTCCCTTGGTGGCAGCGTGGTAGGTTTCCCCTTCAACATCAACACTCCATCCCTTCGGTGTCTTCATCTCCTCGGTGGTCGCAGGGAACATATCTTGGAGTTCATCACGCATCTCTGCACGGCGAGCCATGAGAGTCTCAGTGAGAGCATTGGCGGAATCCATATCAAAGGGCCAACCATTCATCTCTTGCACGGTCATCAACTCCGCGAAGTCATGCTCCAAGTGCAACATCTCGGACGAGGGCTTCTGATCCATGAAGTGTTTGAAGAGGGAGGCAGTCACACGAACGTCTTGCTCGCAGTAGTCCTCCATCTCTTGGCTCCATTGTGTCCAGTCCTCGGACTCCCCGTGGTCTGACTTTTGGTTACCTAAGCGGAGTCCCCATGCCTTGAGACTGTGGCGACCTCTAAGGTTCTTCGGGAACTCCTCTCCCATCGTCTTAACATCCTTTTCATAGAGGTCAGTAGAGATGACAGCAGACATGACCTTGGTGTCCACCACCTTGGCCTTGATCTCGTAGCCCAGCTTACGGAGTGCCGGCGCATCAAAGTTAATGCTGTTGTGACCACAGATATTGTAGGCTGAGTTGAGATAATCAACACCCTCTTGGAGATCCCCCTTCTGTGAGTTGAAGGATCGCATTGAGTTGGTCTCAGCGTTGAACACACTGATGCAGTGAAGGGTTGTTAATCCACCGAGAGTTGGCCAATGGTCAATGGCGTTGGTTTCGATGTCGAAGAATAGTATTTTTGTTTTCATAATTATTAGAGAGCTTCAAAGTTACACTCAGCCATGCGACCAGTGATTGGGTTAAAGGATAGGTTGTCGCACACTCCGGTCTCACCACTGAAGCGGTTCTTGAGAACGCGGATTGCTGTAAGGTGCTTATGCTCAGTGTCTTGTTGGTTACGCTCCAAGCCCACCACCATGTCTGATAGCTGGGCAATCGCAGCCGATCCTCGAAGGTGTGCAAGACTTGTACTGGTTCCCTCTTCATGTCCTCGTCCATCCGAGGGACGCTTAAGGTGGCTCACCAGGATTAACGCAATGCCACACTCCTCAACTAACGCACGGAGCTTGGTCATAAGGTTATCAATCATGCGGCGTTCGTCGCCATCTTGCATACCACTAACAACAATGCTGACATGATCAAGAACGACATACTCAACATCCATCGCCTTCGCCATGTGCATGACATGTGACAGCAGACGGTCGGCATCTAGGCTTCCCCAATGGTCATATAACCACATCCTTCCCGAGCCTACTGTGTTAGTGTAAGCCTCATCGAACTCTAGGTCTTCATAGATTGACTCAGGGTCGAGGTGTAGTTGTTTGCCCATCTCCAATCCAACGATACCCAAAGCGGTGCGCTCAATGGATTCCTCAAGGGCAATGTATCCCACGGACTTGTCAGTGGTGGTGAGGATGTGATGACAGATGATACGACAGATCTGTGACTTCCCTTGGCCCGACCCAGCACAGAAGGTAACAATCTCTCCCTTGCGTATTCCTCGTGTCATGTTGTTAAGACCATCGAATGGATAAGGAATGCTTTCGGTGTGCTTCGGGTTGACCAATCTTTCATGGATGTCAGAACCAGAAATAATTGCATCAGGTCTCCAAGGGTTAGCTTGGAAGATCGCATGGATAACATCCTTGGATCTCTTGTTGGCCAAGCATTCGTTGGCATCCTTCAACGGAAGACGGGCGACCTTGGCTTTCCCTGCTGGAAGAATACCAACAACATCCTCCACTGCTTTACGACCTGGTTCATCCTCGTCGAACATCAGGATAACCTCATCCCACTTCTCAAGCCATCGAAGGTTTTTCTTAAAGACGTTAGCGGCTGACTGACTGCCAGTAGGAAGGGAGACCACGGCATATTTGTTTTCCTGTATCTGGCTAACACTCAAGGCATCAACCTCGCCTTCAGTAACAACTAACTTCCGTCCCCCCATCGGGTGCAAGTGTTGTCCATAGAATCGATCAGCAATCTTACCGAGGATCATGAACTGCTTGCCTTCAAAGCGTAGCTTCTGTCCTACCAGTTTGCGGTCATCGTTATAGTAGTCAGCAATGTGACAACACCGTCCTTTGTATTCACCAATGTGGTAACGCATGTGGCGACAGGTGTCGTGGGTTATGTGACGGGCGGGTATGTCGGAGTAACGTCCATTAAGGAACGTATCATCCGTAGAGTGTAATGGTTTGTTTATTTTCATTTCAATTTTTGTGTCTTCAGATGGTCGCTTGTATGAACCACATGAGTGGCAATAAGTCGAGTCATCTTCGTTGATGCACAAGGCATCGCTTGAGCCGCACTCATCGCACGGCAAATGTGTTTGTTTATACATGGTGGTGGTTACCTAGTCGAACCAAGAACGTGGGATGCTATTCTCACACCAAAGGAATCCGTGCTTGTCACACCAATCTCCATAGGTGGTCTTGCTCCGTTTGGTCAGGGTGTTAGAAGCTCGCATGAAGACGAACCTTATGTCCATCTCTGGGTGCTGCTTCTTGACCAACAGATGCTTGGCACGGTCGCTCGCAAGGAAACGGCCCTTGGCCTCCAGCATAACACCATTCTCAAGAACGAAGTCAGGAGTGTAGTGGTGCTGCTTGAGGTAGCCGATACGTTCGGTCTCGTAGCCGAAGCTGACCCCCGCACGTTCTAGTGCAAGGGCCAACCTCTTTTCAAATTTAGAACGGAACCTTGGCATCGGAACCGTTGTCATCAGTGAGCGCATCACCGAGGTCTTCGCTAACAAATCCTCCATCCTCTGAACCAAACCCGAAGGCTTCGCCACCACCAGGATTGTATTCAACAAGCTCAATGAGTTGAGCAGCACGAAGTCTAAGGGTGTATCCAACGCCAAGCATCGGGCTATTCCAAGAGTGTGGCTCAACGGACAGACGGAGCTTTGACCCGCTGCCAATGTTAGGAGGATCGTTAAGCTTCTTACCGGTGCTGTCAAAGAGAGCGACCGAGAAGTTCAGAACACCCTTATTGGTTTCCCGTCGAGCTACTTGTTTGGCAAACAACTCGTAGTCACCATCCTTATTCTGCTTGAGTGGGGGTTCATCGTGACGCTTGAGCTTCTTACCGTCAGCCTCTTTGCAGTGGCGTTCGTATTCGGCCTCCAGCCAAGTGCTGATCTGAGCGTCAAAGGCATTGTAGTCCTCTTCACTCAGTATCAAGCGACAACTGAACACGCCGTTGTCATCGAACTTGGTGTCAGGTTCTACCAGTTTAGGGTAAACGCTTTTACCTACTGGAGTGGTAATCTTGTATCTTTTTTGGTTTTTCATCTTTTTTGTGGTTTCTTTTTTGTGGTTCTCTCAGCTTTAATTGTTAGCTGAAAAAGTATTTGGAGTCCCGAAGGGTGTTAACATCAAAGTTTCCGTAGTCCGGTAAGGGAGGCAGAGGCTCGACACTATTGTTTTGCCATTGTTCAGCGAGGCTGGCAAGAATATCTTTCGAGAACATGTCGGCAAAGGAGTCGCGTATCGAAGAGGCTAATACATCGCAGTTATTACTGTGAGTGGCGAAGCTGTCGTGAATCATCGCGAAGTCATAAACACCACGGCGATGTGCTTCGTTAGTGGTTAACACCAACCCAGCAGCGTCAAGACTATGGACTACATTAGGAGCTACCCCGTTGCGCTGCTTGCGAGTGTCGAGTTCGTCGGTGCTGTCTTTGAATCTAACAGCAGTGAGTGATCCGTGTAACCAAGTGGCAACCTTACGACTGACTTGCTTGCGGTAGTCTTGGCTCACTCGGAACCCACTCGGTGTTGTCCATGTGAGTGCCTCGTCCTGTTCCGCTAACATATGGGCAACCTCCTGGAACCAATCCATGACCAGCTTCGGGCGAGTAAGGAGCGTCTCAATGCTTTCCCACAGGAGATCCCCAAGATACTTAATAGCTGGGTAAACGTGCCGGCGACCAAAGACACACTCAATGCCACGTTGCCGGCGGGTCTCATCATACCATGAAGCTACGTAATCCCTGTTGGAGTAGGGAGTTAAGCCATAACTGTAACACATGACCGGACGCTTGGACATCTTACGGTCGATCCCGAAGTCAACCCAAAGGCGAGCGTAGTCACGACCCTCGGCTGCATGATCACGAAGGACTCCCAAGGTGTGATCCGAGACCATCCGGTAGATGTCTTCGGGGACATCCGTAGGACTTACGTTGGTGGCGTGACATCCATGTTCATCCCTGCTCAACAACGATAACAACTGTAACCCAGAGTTCGTCGCGTCCATCGCACACGGAAGGTATGTCTGAAAGTTCTTGGAGGTTTTGGTGTGGAGGTCAGCCCATTCAAAGCACCACGCCAATGCTTGCCAAGGTGAATGCGAGTTTTGTGCCCACTCACGGTTCCCCCTTGGGTCGTTAGCAATCCGTATGGCATCACGGGTGAATCCCTCGGCCCACGCAAGGCGATCATCGAAGGCGATCTTGTCGTTGCCAAAACAGTTGGCTCCGTGGATGCCTAACCACTTCTTGTCCTCATCACTCTTAATGGGAAGACCCCTGTGAAATTGTAACAATCCCCTACAGTGGTCTGGTCCTTGGTAGTTAAGGTAGCTTGGGATCTGATAGATGCGACCACGGAAGTCACACGAGGAGGGCATGAACATTCTTTCCCCGCGAAACTTACGGGCAAGCATCAGGATCTTTGAGATGAGTATGCGCTGGCTGGCTAGGCCCATGTTGTGTGCAGCTAACTCACGCTTGTCATCACGCCAGTTCCGTATCTGCTCCTCCGTCATGTTGGCGTTGGCATCAGTCCACTCAGGAAGGGGAACATCTTGGCGAGGCGGGAGTCCTATCTCCAGGTCACTGTCCCATGCCCACTCCAAGACATCCATGACTCGGTTGTTGATAGCATAGGGTGTCTCTTGGATAAGGTTAACCGCATTGTAAACCTCGGGCATCTCGGGTGCTTGGCGTAACACATCCCGATCACTGCATCTAATAAAAGGTAACGCTGGAAGAGGGCTGGAGTCATCCGAGGCAAACCCATAGCCTCCCCCAAAGACTCGCTCCCAAGGTGTCGGGGACTCAACCATCGGCATCCAGAACGGAAGCAATAACTCACGGTGGTTGTTATAGTCGTTGATCCATTCCCTTGTGACTTCCGAAAGCTCCACCATGCGCATCGGTTTGAAGACTCGACGGCGGCGTTGGGCTTTCTCAGTGAAGGCAATGAGTCCGGTGCGGTCGTGAACGATCTCTAACAACAACGCCCCGCATCCAATGCGATCTCTGCGTGTCCAATCATCCCACTCCATCTCCTCGTTTCGTGCAGTCTTGTGAAGGTAACGACTCTGGGTGGTCCCACGCTTGGCGAGGTCTTGCATACGCTTAACCAATCGACTCCCGAACTCATGGTCACGAATCAACATGGACGAAAGCAACTGGTCTTCGATGGCACGACCCAACTTGCTTGCGACCGAGGCGTAACTGCGTGGTTCATCAAGGACATCAAGGGTGGCTTTAACTGCTAACAATCCCACCGCACGGGTGTCGGGAAGGGTTAACTCAGCAAGGCACTTCTGCCATCGGCTTTTGTTACGGATCGGTTTGATCTTTTCAATGGACTCGGTAAGTCCTAACACCACCGGCTCCACCCCGTCACGCATGATGCGTCTTCCCGCTTGAGTCAGGGAACCTTTGGTGGTTGTGGCATTGCGACGATAGCGATCTACCCCCATGTCCACCATGTCCTGGTTCAATTTGTCTTGTTTCATATCAAGGTGTCACGGTTGTGTTCAATGAAGGCAAAACATGACCTAGTCCGTAGCTCTCCTACGACTCTATTCAACGGCGACATGTGAGTCTAACTTTGTTGGAGGTGACGTTCAAGGGTTTTTTCAATCCCCGCGAACACATCCTTGAGGTAGGGCACAGGCATGACCCAAGCGGTCTTTCTTCCGTCCGGCCCTTTGATGGATTCAACTCTTAACAATCTATCCTTTTGCATCGCCTTGACGGTAACCATACAGTTCTGTTGGCTGACCTGCATGAGCTTCGCCAAGTCCACACAACGGATGCGCTCCTTGAGAAGCACGGCGGCGGCAATCTGGGAACGCTTGATGGTCTTGAGGCCGGACGCATTGAGCGCGTCTTGGACGGTTATCAAGGTGATTAAGGTTTCGGGTTTTGTTTTCATATTAGTGGTTGTTGTTTAGTCTTCAAAGAAGTATCCGGTTTCAATACCGTAAATTAAATTGTCCGTCAGGAATCGCGATATGATGACACATTCAAGTGCGATTTCATATGATCCATTCTCAGCGTAACTCTTTGCATCCCGTTCGTATTGTTCAGCGTTTTTCTTAAGCTGCTTCAGTATTTTCTTCTGTTTTATTTTCATAAATTTAGGCGTTATCCATAAGGTCACGGGCAGCAGCAAGATCCGTTGGGACCAGCTTGGCGTATCTCAGGGTCATCGTGATGTCCTTGTGTCCCATCCAGGATTGCACCACCTTAACATTAACACCACGACTCAGGAGTCTTGTGGCACACGTATGGCGACACGTATAGAACACAAAGCGGCCCAACGAGGAATCCTTTCCGCGAAGCTTACGCCACTCACGGGTGATCCTTATGCCTCGGAACTCAGCCCAGCTTTGCCGGCGCTCCAAACACTCCAAGGCTTTCTTTGTGAGAGGGATTGTGCGTGGCTCCCCGTTTTTGGTTTTAACAATATCAATCACCGCACCCACTACCGGATCTTTGCGGATCATCTTGGAGTTCAAGCCCAACGATTCAGACGGACGAAGACCAGTTTCAATAGACCACACAAAGAAGTCCCGAAAGCGGTCACACTCAATCAATGACTCAATGTGAGCTTGGTCTTCCGCACTAAAGAATCCAATGCGTGCATCATTGCCTTGCTTAAGGCGCGGGACTTTAAAGGCCACGTCATGCATCCCTCGCTCCCGTGTGAAATCCAACGCTGTCTTTAGGGTCTGGAGCTTGCTGTTAATGGTGGAAGGCTTGTTCCCTTTTGCGATCTCATCTCGGATCACCTTGTCGATTGTGCCCAACGAAAGACCCCTTGTTGTTTTCGGAAGGTTTTTAAGCCAGAAGTTAATATTTCGCTGCTCAACTTCCTCCCGTGCCTTTCCGGCCCAACGATTCAAGAAGGTGGTGTCGAATATCTCTGCTAGTGTCGTGTTTTTCTTTGACATGCCCAACGATTAAAACGGAAGCGGGAAAAGGTCAAGATGTTTTCTTGATTGTTTTTTCAGAAGGTGCTAACACTTTCGCGGGAAAACGTAAGGACCAAAGGACGGACACAAGGCCGGACCCAGGGACGGACACAAGGACGGACACAAGGACGGACACAAGGACGGACACAAGGACGGACACAAGGACGGACCAAAGGACGGACCAAGGGACGGACCAAAGGACGGACCAAGGGACGGAAAAAAAGAAA